AAAAGAAACAAACTAAAACTATGGAGTGACTTAATCAAATGACAACAGCCGTGATAGCACTGAGTCTGTTGTCACTGAGCGCCCCGCTATGGCTAGTATTAACTGTGGTTGTAGTGGGGACTGCGTTAGAAATAACAAACCCATACGAAAATATTTCGAAAAAAAACTTAACAAAGAAGTAAACTTGTGGTATAATTCCACTTCAATTTTCAACCAACAAAAGGAAATAGTAATATGGCAATAGTATCAGGAACAGCATATTGGGCAAGTGTAACTACCCCTAACACTACTTATGAACCAGTATACACAGTAAACCTTGTAGTCGATGATGAGACAGCAGAGTCTTTTAAGTCTAGAGGCTACAGCGTAAAAGAAATGGACGAGGGTCAAGCGCTAATAATCAAGCGTAAAGTTAATGGTCCTAATGGAATGGTACGTCAAGCACCAAAGCTAGTAGATGCTCAAAAGAATCCACTAGATGAGCGTGTAGGTAATGGCTCTAAGGTTAAGGTGCAGTACAAAGAGTGGGAATCTGTTTGGAAAGGTAAGACTTTCAAAGGTCTAGATTTCCAAGCCATGCAGGTTCTAGATTTAGTTACTGTCGGAGACGTTGATGGTGGCGAGTTCGACATAGAAGATGACATGGGAGATGAATTATAATGGCGACATATCGTACAGAAGAAAAACTATACGATGTAGATAAACTAAGCCCCGATGCACAGGGGCTTTTCAATCTACTTCAACATACTTTAGTTGAGCAGAATAAAGCTCAGAATGATACTCAAGTGTATCAAGCTGCGGCTGTAAAGATTAAAGAACTATTTGAAGAAGAACTCACGGACGAAGCAGTCATCGAGGAAGATGCAGAGGAAGAAAACTCAACCGACTAAATGAGGTGTAAGATGCCGTTTGTTAAATATCACCTGCCGTGCCACGAGTGCGGTGGGAGTGACCCAGTATCACAGAATGACGATGGGTCTGCGTATTGCTTCAGTTGCAATACTTATTTTAAAGACTACGGCACATCGGAAGTGCAACAAGATAACGTAACGGAATTTGAAAGTTATCAACCTAGACAGGATGGCGCTAGTTATAACGCACTGACCGACAGAGGTATCAGTATTGAGACAGCCAAAAAGTATGGCGTTAAATCTACTACCACTGTTGGAGGTCAAGTAACTAGCCACCACTATCCTTTCTATAGTAATGGAGAGCTTGTAGCCACTAAAGTGCGTAAGCCAAACAAGCAGTTTTTGTGGCAAGGTAACTCCAAGGAAACAGGGTTGTTCGGAGAGCAACTCTTCAAAGCAGGTGGTAAGTTTATTACAGTTGTAGAGGGAGAGTGTGACGCAATGGCGGCATACGAACTACTTGGAAGTAAATGGCCTGTAGTATCTATAAAGTCAGGAGCGCAAGGAGGCGCTCGTGATGTTAAGAATAGCCTAGAGTTTCTAGAATCTTTTGAGACTGTGGTTATTTGTTTCGACTCAGATGATGTTGGCAAGCAGGGAGCTAAGGCTATTGCTAAGCTACTCAAGCCCAACAAAGCTAAGTTGATGACACTGCCAGAGGGTTTCAAAGACCCTAATGATATGCTCAAGGCTCGTAAGCACACAGCTTTTGTCAGTGCTTTCTGGGACGCTAAGACATATACGCCATCTGGCATTCTTAATCTATCCACTCAGCTAGATGCTTATCGCAAACTGCAGAGTGAAAAGAAAGACTCTATCCCTTATCCTTGGCATGGACTTAACGCCAAGCTAGAGGGGATGAGAGCAGGAGAACTAGTTACTCTTACTGGGGGTACTGGTCTAGGTAAGTCAAGTGTAACCAGAGAGTTGGAGCATTGGCTTATCAACCACACCGAAGACAACGTAGGTATCGTAGCCCTTGAGGAGAACTGGGCTAGGACTGCCGAGGGTATTATGTCTATCGAAGCTAACGCTAAGCTACATCTTAACAGCGTCAAGGAAGAAGTAGGCGAAGACAAATTGCTAGATGTTTACCGCAAGGTATTCATGGATGAGAACGAGGGTCGTGTTTGGATTCATGCACACCTCGGTGTCAATCATCTGGAAGATATATTCAGCAAGCTTCGCTACCTTATTGTAGGATTAGATTGTAAATGGGTAGTTGTTGACCACCTCCATATGCTTGTACTTCAAGCACTAGACGGTGATGAACGTAAAGCTATCGACAGTATTATGCACAGGCTTCGCTCTCTTGTAGAAGAGACAGGCGTAGGTATGATATTAGTTTCCCATCTTCGCAGAGTTGACGGCAATCGTGGGCATGAGAACGGAATAGAAACAGGACTATCACACTTGCGTGGCAGTCAATCTATTGCTCAGCTTAGCGATGCAGTTATATCTCTTGAGCGTAACCAACAGTCAGACGATAGCATTGAAGCTTCAACGACCAAGGTGCGAGTGCTCAAGTCTAGATATACTGGTGACGTTGGTGTTGCTTGTAGTCTATTGTATGACTCAGACACAGGCAGACTATCGGAGATACCGAGCGATGATGATTATAGTGCATTCGATGGAGATGAGTTATGAACATAGTATTTGATATTGAGGCAGATGGTCTCAACCCCAGTAAGATATTTTGTATTGCGGCACAGGACGTAGACACAGGAGATGTGTTTACGTTCGACAATACACAGCTTGAAGCAGGTTACTTATTTCTAAAGTCTGCTACCAAGCTAATCGGTCACAACATATTAGGCTATGACTTACCTGCATTGAGAGATGTAGAGGGCATTGACCTAAGCGACAAGAAGATTGTAGATACATTAGTTCTATCTAGATTATTCAAGCCAACTCGTGAGGGTGGTCACGGCTTAGAGTCTTGGGGTTATCGCCTCAAGTTTAACAAGGGTGACTATGGCGAGAAACAAGATGCTTGGGATGCTTACCGACCTGAGATGCTAGAGTATTGTAAGCGTGATGTTGAACTAAATACAAAAGTATATATGGCTTTACGTCAAGAG